GTCTTAATTTAAAGACCAACCCTACGAAAGGTGTTGGTGGTAAGAATAATAAATTCTATTATGAAGAGGCAGGTATTACTAAAACAATGCGATCTACTTATAATTATATAGATCCTGCTTTAAAATTAGGAGCATTAACTACTGGTATGTTTATGGCTGGTGGTTCAGTTGGTGAATTAGATCACTGTGAAGATTTAAAATTAATGTGTTTTGATCCTAATGCATTTAATATTTTATCAATATCGAATGATTTTGAAGATAATCCAGAGATTTTAAAAATTTGTTTCTTTGTTCCTGAATTCTGGAGTATGCCTCCATATATAGATGAAAATGGTAATTCAATGATTGAAGAAGCAAAAGCTTGGTGCATAGCAGAGAGAGAAAGATTAAAAGAAGTTGCTTCTCCAGAAGATTATAGGATGTATATTTCTCAGCACCCATTTAATTTATCTGAAGCTTTTGCATGGAGAAAAGAATCTATATTTCCGCAAGCTAAAATATTAAAACAACAAGAGAGAATAAATATTGATAGATTATTTGGAGATTCTGTTATTTTAGATTATACATCTAATTCAGATAAAGTAACTCATAAACTAGCAGATATATTACCTATTAGAAAATTTCCGCTAGGTGAAAAAGATCTAAAGGAGGGTTGTGTTGAAGTATGGGAATACCCAGAAAAGAATCCTGAATGGATGACTTATTTTGCTGGAGTTGACCCCATTGCAACTGATAAAACAACAACCTCACCATCATTATTTTCAATATTTATATTTAAAAATTTAGTTGAAAGAACTTACGAAGAAAATGGAATTACTAAAACTAGACTTGAGGGATATAAACCTGTAGCTGCTTATACAGGTAGATATGATGATTTAAGAAGAGTTAATACTATAGCTGAATCTTTAATAGTATGGTATAATGCTTTAACAGCTGTGGAAAATAACGTACCTTCTTTTATTAATCATATGCAGCAAAGAGGTCTTCAGAAACATTTAGCAACTAAAGATCAGCTTTCTTTTATTAGTGAATTAAAAACTAATACAAATGTATATTCACCATACGGTTTTAGGACAAACGAAACTATTAAAACTTATTTCATAGATATAGTAAGTGATTATTTAAATGAAGAACTTGATGTATCTTATATACCTGGTACAGAAAAAGTTTTAAAGAAAACATTTGGTGTCGAAAGAATAAGAGATTTAGCATTACTTGAAGAACTTAGACAATATCATGATAAACTTAATACTGATAGATTTATAGCATTTGCAGCAGGACTTGCACTTATGAAAGCATTTAGAAAGTATAATCTTGGAGTAATGAAAATAAATGAAGTCCAAAAGAAAGAGGATTTCGTTCAGGAAGAAGAGGTAATGGGTAGAAAGTTTTTTAAACATTATGGTAGAATAGTCTACACACAGGAGCAAGAAGGAGTTGTAACTAAAATTAATCGTTCTTTTTTTAAACAAAATAGATAAATGGCAAAGAAGAAAAAAACAAATAGCGTTGTCTTAACTGCCAAGCAACTTCTTCAAGGATATACTACAGATGTCGATCGTAGATTTCTCTGGAATACAATGCCCTACCAAATGTTAAGTTTGGAGGAAAAAGATGAAGACTGGAGAAAATGGAATATGGATTGGCTTGAATATATTGGACTCAGACAAGTCTTAAATGATAATAGAAAATTAGTAAAAAATTATCATTTGGCAAATGGTGTTATAGATCCGCATGATTACGTTATTGGAGATCATAATCAAGATAATAATGATATGATTAATCTGATAACGGAAGAAACTGGTAATCCATTTAGTTTGAAATTCTTTCCAATTATACCAAATGTTATTAATGTAATGGTTGGAGAATTTACTAAAAGAGACACTAGAATTATTGTTAAAGCAGTTGATGAATTTTCTAGGAATGAAATGCTAGAAAATAAAATGGATCAACTAACACAAATATTAGTTCAAGATGCTCAGCAAAAAATGATACTTCAACAAATATCGAGTGGTATAGATACAAATACTGATGAAGCTAAGCAACAAATAGATGCTCAATCTCAGATCATACAAACTGAGATGAAGTATAAAAATTATCGTAGTATTCCAGAGCAATGGGGTCAGAATATGATAGAATATGATGATCAGAGATTTAAGATGTATGAGCTTGAGTCTTGGGGATTCAGAGATAGTTTAGCTGTTGATAGAGAATTTTGGCATGTAGATGTTGCTGAGGATGATTATAATGTAGAACTTTGGAATCCAATATATACTTTTTACCATAAATCACCTGATGTTTATTATGTAGCAGATGGTAATTTTGTTGGTAATATGCAATTAATGTCTGTACCGGATGTAATAAATATGTTTGGTTCTAGAATGAATGAAGATCAGCTTGAAAATTTAAAACAAGCTCAATCAATTGCTATTAGACATGGTAATGTGGTAGACGACGCTAATAGATGGGATACAACTAAATACTGGGATGCTTCTAAACCTTATGATCAACAACAACCAAATAGTGTTCATTTTGAACAATATGTTGGTATGAAAAGTATAAGAGAAGATATTGAAGGTTTAGATTGGAATAGATTAAACAGCTTAAATACAGGAATAGTAGCAAATCAATCCTTAGTTAGAGTAACACGTGCTTATTGGAAGTCTCAAAGAAAAGTTGGGCATCTTACTAGAATAAGAGAAGATGGTACCATAACACAAGAAATTGTAGATGAAAATTATAAAGTAACATTTAAACCTGTATATGATAAATCAATTGTAAGTAAAGAATCCAAACAAAATCTTGCTTATGGAGAACATATTGATTGGATTTGGATAAATGAAGTTTGGAAAGGTATAAAAATAGGACCAAATAATACAACTTACTACCAAGCTAGAGGATTTGGATTTGAGCCTATTTATGTAGAAATTAAAGCTTTACCGTTTCAGTTTAAAGGACAAGATTCTTTATATGGATGTAAATTACCTGTTGAAGGTAGAATATTTTCAGAAAGAAATAGTATAAGTTCTGGTATAGTTGATAAGATGAAATCGTTTCAAATAGGATTTAATATTGTAAATAATCAAGTTGTAGATTTCTTAGCTGATGAAGTAGGTAAAGTTATTCTAATAGATCAGAACATGGTACCTAGAAATTCTCTAGGTGGATCATGGGGTAATAATAATTTTCCTAGATTCTATCAAGTAATGAAAGATTATCAAATAGCAGCTATTGATACTTCTATACAAAATACTCAAAATCCAGGTACATCGTTTTCTCATTTTACACAAGTAGATCTTTCTAAAACAGATCAGATACTCTCTAGATTGAAACTAGCTGAATACTTTAAAAATGAAGCATTTTCAGTAGTAGGTATTACTCCACAACGATTGGGTGAAATACAAGCCTCAGAATCAGCTACAGGTACACAACAAGCTGTTAATAATTCTTATTCTCAAACTGAAGTATATTTCGATCAGCATATGAATCATTTAATGCCTAGAGTTAGACAGATGATGTTAAATGCTGCTCAATTTATAAATGCCACAAAACCAGAATCTCATCTTGCATATTTTAATAAACAAGAAGAAACAGTATGGTTTAAGAACGAAGGATATAAACTTCTTTTAGCCGATTATCAAATATATTCAATGTCTAAAGCTGATGTAAAAAATACATTAGAAAAACTTAGACAAATTGCAATGCAAAATAATACTGCTGGTGGATCCTTATATGATATAGCACAAGTAATGACTACTAATAGTCCTTCTAAGATAATTGAGCAATTGAAAAAATCTGATGATAATAGAGCACAGCAAGCACAAAGTCAGCAGCAAGCACAAGTTCAAATGCAGCAAGAACAACAACAATTTCTTGCAGAGCAGCAGCAAAAACAAATGGATCATGATGATTATTGGAAAGAACGAGAAATACAACGCGATATTTATGTTGCTGAAATAAGAGCTATGGGTTATGCTAAAGATACAGATATTAATCAAGATACTATACCTGACGCTTTAGAAGTAGATAAATTCTTACACGAAGTTGGTCAAAGTGCGCAGGATTTAAATTTAAAAGAAAGGCAGTTAAACTTACAAGAAAGACAAGAAGCTAACAATACTTCTATACAAAAAGAGAAGATAAAGGCTGAAAAATACAAGATAGATAAGCAAGAAAAGATAGAAAAGATAAAGGCTAAAAATAAGCCAAAATCCAAATAGTGGTATATTACAAAAAAATTCATTAATTTTTAAAATTAAATTTGGAGAATTGACAAAAATTCTTTAATATTTATTAAACCAAATGACAAAATGGCACAGACAGAAGTAACACCTATTTCTCAAGAAGATCTTTCTCAAATATTGTCTGGAAAAGTTGATAGTATATTAACTCCAGAAGTTGAGAATAAACCTGAAGAGAAAGTAGAAAATAAAACTCAAGGTTTTAAAAAGCCAGTAGATACAGATTTCAAGTGGAATGAACTTGGAAATTTGGTTGATCAGGATGATGATAAAGAAGATGATAAAAAAGTAGATGATATTATTGATACATCGAAACCTGATGAAAAGAAAGTACCTGGAAGAAAAGTAACAGATTTAGTTTCAGTTGTAAATGAACTAGTAGAAACAGGTGAACTTTTTCCTTTCGAAGACGGTGCTCCAAAAACAATAGAAGAAGCTAGAGAGTTAATTAAGTTAAATCTAGCAGAGACAAAAAAATCAACTATTGATGATGTTTGGAAACAGAAAATAGAAAGTTATAGTCCTCAGATTCAAGCTATCTTACATTACGCAGAGCAAGGAGGATCAGATGTAACTCCTTTACTTTCAGCAATGTCTGAGGTTGAATCAACTGTAAATCTTGATTTGGAAACTGAAAAAGGACAAGAACAAGTTATAACCGAATTCTTAAAAGTTTCTGGATGGTCTGAAGAAGATATAAAGGAAGAAATAGAAACTGCAAAAGATCTTGGTAAACTAAAAAATAAAGCTGAAAAATTCTTACCAAAACTTAATCAAATGAATCAGCAAAGAATTCAGATGATAATGGAAGAACAACAAGCTAGAGAAGAAGAAGCTAAAGATGCTAGAAACAAATATCTCAGTACTATTAAGAATACTCTTGATAAAGATAAATTGGGAGATATTAAACTTTCTCGTCAAGAAAAAGCTTTGATATGGGATGGTCTTACTGATGTTAGACATAAAAGTTGGTCAGGACAACCTACAAATCTTTTCTTCAAGCGCTTAGAAGAATTACAAGCGGGTGATAAAGCAGATTACGATTATTTTTTAGAAGTCGTTTATCACACATTAAATAGAAGTGGTTTCAAAGATAAACTAAAGGAAGAAATAAAAACAGCAGAAACTGTTGATACTGTTAGAAAATTGAAAACGCAAGAAAGAAAAGCAACTACCCAAGAAACAATGTATAATGAAGATTCTCCTAAAAACGTAATAAAAAGACAAGCGTTTAAGAATCCTTGGGGATAAAAACAAATTAAAATACTTAATATAAACTATGGCAACTCCAGCAATTGTTAACGGTATATTTTTCCGTGATACAGCCTATGATGTTTCGCAACATCTAGATAAAAGCCACCTGTTGGCTATACAGCCCGAAACGCCGCAAGACCTCGGTATTGTGGATATGTGGGCATTCATTCAGAAACGTGAAATGCCTCTTTACAAAATGGCTAATTTCGGTGGTAAAGGTACTATCATGACTGATACACAACAGTACATGTTCAAAGTTCCAGTTGCTATCGATGATATGGCTGAAATTGTTAAAGATATTTCAGTAGACGAAAAACCTGGCTCTGATGGTAAGGCATTTAAAATCCTTGTTAATCAAGAAAGGTTTGGTCACGGTTCTATCCTTAAATTTGATAAATACTCTAGAATTGAACTAGTTGTTACTCACGATCCCATTCGTAGGGTTGGAGATGCTTTTGAATATACTGTAAAGCTTGTTAATAACAATAACAGTCAATATCTTGATAAAAAGTACCTTGCTCCTGGTATTCGCATTCAGAAAATAGGTTCTGTTCGCTCTCCTGAATACGGTCAAGCTTGGGATCATACTAAATATACTGGTGCTGCAATGCGTGAGTATATGAACTATGTAGGTATGGCTGAAGCTCAAGATCACTATTTCTGTTCTAAAGAAGCATCTATCATGGGTGTCGATAAGAAAATTGTCGAGTTCATTCAGATTGATGGTCTTAAAGAAGATGTTGGTATTCCAAGTCTCGAACGTTACATGGAATCAGCAGGTGTTAGTAAATATGACCTTGCAGCAAAAATGAAGAATGGTGATGTTCGTGTTAGCTGGGCAACTGTAATGGATGTCAAGTGTATACAGAAAATTGCTACTGATATTGAAAATTACCTCATGTGGGGTTCTGGTGGACGTGTCTTTTTAGATGGTCAGGACGAAGTTATTCTTCCTGTTGGTCTCTGGTCTCAGATTGATGGTGGTGGATATAAACATATCTACACTCGTGATAGTTTTAACCTCGATATGTTCAGAACCGTAATTCAGAACTTCTATCATGGTAAAGTTGATTATAAAGGACCTGATCCTAATCGTGTTCTTTATGTACAAACTGGTCTGGCTGGTATGTATCTTGCTAATGAAATGATCCGTAAGGAAGCGAATGCTCATAGCTTGATATATAATGGTACTGATGTTGGAGCTCTTCAAGGTGGTCGTTTAGATCTTTCTTTTGGTCTGTTCTATACTGAAATTGTTATACCATTCATTGCTACACTTCGTTTTGTATACAATCCAGCTCTTGATAACACTGTTGTAAATAGCATAGAAAATCCCCAGATTGATGGTTTCAATCTTTCCAGTTATTCTTTCATCGTATTTGATGTAGATGAGCTTGGTGGATCTGATAATATCAAACTGTTGAAATGGTCTCGTGATAATGAACTTCACTGGAAAGTAGAAAACGGTACTTGGTATCATCCTTCTACCCCATTGCTTAACAGAGGTGGATTTGCTTCAAATGGTGACTTCTCTGGTTATAAGGCTAAATTCTGGCAACGTTATCCTGCAATTTGGG